CCGTCAAACGCTTGTAGTTGCTCCATCTTCATCCCTCCCTTTTAGTCCTGTGGCGGCACGCCGCTTACCTTGGCGTTCAGGCTGGGCGGGTCGTAGAGAAAATCGGCTGCCTCGTCGGGCAGGTCGTCGAACGGGTCGTCGTAGCACTCCACCGGGTCCGCTGCGTCGAGGTCGTCACCCTCGTCTGGCGGGTCGTTCGGCGGGACCATGCTGTCGTAGGTTTGCTGGCCGGGGGTGTGCATTCAGCGGACCCCAGCCTTGGCGAGGAGGTAATCAATCTCTTTTGTTGACCGTCCTGCCCACATGAGCCTGACGCGCGATTGGCGTAGCGCATCAACCAGCATGTCGTGCAGGTTGCACCGCAGGACGATCTCCGCGGCGCGATCGCGCATGGCGGCCTCGTTGGCATCGTTCACGCGCATCCGGCCGTGTTCGTCGATCACCCAGAGGTCGAGAATCTCGTGGCCGCGGGCGTCGGTTATGGTCCCGTCCTCGTCGGTGGTGAGCGGGGTGTGAAGGGTGGACATCCTGGATTCCTCTTGCTGGTCGCCGTCTGGTGTTGTGCGGCGTTAGGAACACATTAGCAATCGACTAATGAATTAGCAATAGGGGAATGGAACTTTTTTTAGTGGTCCAGCGGGGGCACCAGACCAGCGGTCGCCATCTGCTCGGTCAGCCGGTCGAACAGGGCAAATTGCAGCACGCGTCTCCGGGTTATTCGAATTGGACAGGAGGCATCATATTGATCATCTCCTCGATGGCGTTCTGGTCGGTCACGCCCCCAAGGTAGGTGCGGCCTAGGTAATCACAAAGGCGAGCCCACACGCCACGCCATACGTCGTTCGGCATCGACTCGAACGACAGGGAGCGGGCGACCTTTCGGGTTATCTTGCCCAGCGCGCCCAGGTCGAACTCTTCGTGGTCGCACTCAATGTCTCCCTCGAACTGCAGGCGCTTGATGGCCCCGTGCGAGTCCAGGTTCTCGAACCCCTCGATGTGCATCACGCAGAACTGCCCCAGCGCGTGGGCCTTGCGCCACTGGACGATATCCCGCGGCGGCTTGATCTCGGTCGCCACCAGGTCCCCTGGCTTCAGCCGGCGCTCCCGCATGGCGCGTCGATCAACGTCGTGCATGGGGACCAGCGCCCACAGCAGTTCGCCGGTCTCGCAGTCCACCATCTTGCGCACCACCATGTTGACCCGCGGCGGCTTCGGCTTTGCCTTCTTCTTCGGGGCCGCCTGTTGTTGCTCTTCCATGTCACACCATCCCGCGCTGCTCGCGCTCCCGTTTCATCCGGCGCCGCGCGGCGCGGAAGGTCTCGCCCATCTCCCGCAGCTGCTCGACCGTGTACCGCTTCGGCTCGTGCGGCCCCTCCAGCCACTCGACCATCTTGAGGCCGATCCGCTCGATCAGGCCGCGCCGGTACTTCCCAGCGTTGCCCGACTTGTCCCGGTTGCACTGCTTGCACTGCTTGTGCGTGTTCAGCGGCTCGAACCGCAGTTCACGGTGCGAGCCAACGGACAGGTAGTGCCCGCAATCCCACTTGCCACCGGTGTGGTGCTCGGGGATCTGGTGGTCGAACCGGCCGCACGAGATGCACGCTTCGTCGTGGTCGCGCTCGCGGATCATCGCGTTGAAGTCCGCCTGCGTCTTCGGCATCACGTCCTTCTTCCGCTCGATGGCCTTCTTGCGTTCCATGTGCTCGGCGCGCTCTGCCTTCGCATCCTCGGCGCGCTTCTTCGCCAGCGCGGCGATGGCCAGCCGCTCCCCGCATTCGTCGCTGCACCAGGCCAACTGCTTCTTCAGGCCGTTGCGCGGCCCGAGGTACTTCGCCAGGTTGCGGCACCCGCGCGCGCAGCACTTCCGCTCTTTGTGTTTCCCCTGCAGGCTCATTGAGCGGACCTCCGGCGCATCGCCATCCAGTGCCATTTTACCGAGTCTTCAGACCTGCCAAGAGCCATCGCACAGTGACGGACACCGCGGGATTCGTAGTTGGCAGACAGGTACGCCTCTTCGCGCGTCGTCCAATCCCTGCGTGGATACAGGCCCGCCAGCTCCAGTTCGCGCGCCTTTCGTTCCGCGCGCACCTGCGGACGGATAGCCTTATCAAACTGCCGGCGCTGGTAGAAGTTCCGGTGTCTGACCTCAATCTCCACCCTTCCTCCGGTTCTCCCATCCATTCTTGGCGTGGTCGCTTACCGTTAGGTGCTTGGCGTCGTGGTCGTAGTCGTCGGTGGCGACTACCGTGACATTTCGGCCAGCAGCAAGAAACCTGGCCACGTCATCCGTAATCTTCTGCCGAGCCGCCTCCTTAGACGGAAGCGTCAGGCAGTACCTAGCACAGCATCCAGCGCAGTGGCGGGAGAATATGCCGGAGTCTGTTTGGCAGTATGGGCATGGCGCCTTTTCGTCACCCATCACTTCAGCCCCGACCTGCGATTAGTACCGCCAGATGACGTAACAGGTGGCGACCACATGTCAGGAGTGGACGCAAAGCGGCTGATACCGAACTGACACAGAAGGTAGTCGGTCCCAGGAACTCCGCTACGCATAGCCCGCGTAATGATCTCCGAGTAATCCTGCTCCGGGTCATCCTTGTGCGTAAACGCGATGATGTCTGCGTCCTGCTCAATGGCTCCCGAGTCGCGCAGATCCGACAGTTGCGGCTTGCGCTTTTCCTTCTCCACCCCCCTGTTCATCTGGCACAGGAGAATCACAGGGCAGTCAGTCTCTTTGGCCAAGAGCTTTATGTCGCGCGATATTTCGGCTACCTCGTCGTTCTTTGAGCGTGAGCTGCCTTCTGGCCTGATAAGTCCAAGGTAGTCAATCAGAATTGCCCCTTTCCCTTGGCGCTTCACAAAAGCCTTAGCGTGCATCCGTATGTAATTGATGGTCTGGCGCGGGGTGGCGTCAATGTACAGTTTTGATGATTTCAGAACATTGAGCGCATGAAGCAGGTTATCAACGTCTTCCTGAGAGTTGGCCTCCCCATTGCGGATCTTGGTAATGCTGACGCGGCCAGTAGATGCGATGGCTCTGTCCACCATCTCTGCCTCGCCCATCTCCATTTGAAAGACCGCCACAGGGTTGGTCTGCGCAATGTGCTCGGCGATGTTGACCGCAAGGGTTGTCTTGCCTGTCTTCGGCCTGCCTGCGATTACCAGAACCTGTCCACCTCGCAAGCCTCCCCATCTGGAATCAAGCGCATCGAATCCAGTAGACAATCCCACCTTGCCAAGGTTGTTTGCCCGGGTGCGGTATTCCTCATACCAGACTGGCGATATGTCGCTGATATGGCGCGGCCCTGTCCCAACAATCGCGCCGTCCCCAATTGCCTCGATCCTGCGAATTGAGCCGGCGATGATGTCGGCAGGACGCGCATCGTTTGTGATCTCGCTGGCAATGCTCATGCACTCGGCAAGCAGCCTGCGGAGAATCGCCCTGTCACGGATGACGTTGGCATAAACCTTGACATTCGCGGCCGTTGGCGATGATCGGCACAGGTCGCTGGCGTAGAGCTTGTCTTCCAAAGACTCCATATCCATCAGCATGGCAACCATGTCCCTGCCAGACTCGCTGCGCTTTATCCTCTCCCACAGCGCCCTGTTTTGCATGTGGTAGAAATCCTCGGCAGCCAGGAATTCGACTTCCTGAAAGCATTCAGGAAATGACAGTACGCACCCAATGACCGCCTGCTCCGCGTCAATGCTGTTAGGGGGTTGTTTCATGCTCACTGGAAAGACCTCCGCGCTTGCTCCCCGGCGGTTGTCAGGCGGCACTGCTCTGTGGCTTGGTCAAACCACCAAATCTTCAGCCAGTTGCCACGGATTGCATTCCTGAAGGTTGCCCGCCAATCCTTCTGGCGCTTGTTTGCCCAGTCCCGTTTGAAGACCTGCCACGCAAGGGCCATGAATTCTGCCGGCACCCCGGCGGCCTCGGTCTCGACCATGATGGGGTCATCCGCGGCAATGGCGTCTTCATCTCCAAGAGCGGTTAGCCAGTCAGTGAGTGTGGTCTCTTTGGTTTTTTGCCGCTTCGGCTTCGCCACAGAAACAGGCTCTTCCTCTCTCTCTTTCTCTTTCTCTCTCTCTTTCTCTAGGCAAGCACTTTGCTTGCAATCTGCTAGCAAGTCGCTAGCAATGAAAAACCCTTTATCAATCAATGGGGTTACTGACGATTCGACCTCTTCAGGAGACATCCTCAACCGGAAGGCAATCAGGCGCCAGTCGGCAGGTATTTCGCCCCCTTCGTACTCGCTTGCAAGCAACCAGAGGCAAGGTGCTAGCGCCTTGCTAGCAACTGGCAACAGGTGGAATTCGTAGTTATCGAGCAGATCCCTGTGGAGTTTGATCCACGACGGCTTGCGGTCTTTGTAGTGCTGGAATGAGTCCCAGCCCTTCGGGGTGATAGTGCCGCTCACAGGCCCATCCTCTCGGAAATCTTCCGCATGGCTTGTTGGTATTCGCTTGGCGTTGCTTGCGGGTGACGATAAGACCAGTCCTGTTTGGCGGCCTCATAGTCAGCATAGGTGTAGCGATGGCGTCGGATTTTCGACGTACTGCGGAGACGCTCTTTCATACAGTGTGCCTCAAATGCAAAACCCCCTCGGGACGACTGCCTAGGACCCACCTTCCCGACCCGTTGACGTATCGGGGGATGGAGACAGTCGTGCCGAGGGGGTCTCAAGCACACTGCCAACGGTCTTTGCGCCGCGGCCCTGGCCCTAACAGGGTGACGCGACACGTCAAAACTACTACAGCGGTGATGCCAAGGCAACACCGAATAGGTATACTATGCCTTCCGTCCGAGAGCCTTGCGGGCCAAGCGGTCAACGTCTTTTTCGCTGAAACCTGGCGGCGGGTTGTTCTGGATGACCTCAACCAACTCCCGCAACGTGCTCTTCGGGTCTTTCTCGGCGAGATCGGTGATAGGGAAGCGGCTCCCCCTGGTTGCCAGAACCATGCGGGACAGGAGGCCAGCGCCAATCCTACCTCTTGTGCGCGCAACCCTGAGAGTGCCAATAGACGTGCGAGCCTCGGCCAGAACCTTTTCCCGTTCAGCCTTCCTCACAATGTTTTCCTCCCTGCCCCATCCAATGGGACAGGTCAGATCCAACCACTCCCACACAGTTACGTCACCGTTCATGCGTTTCCCCTCTAGGCAGGTAATACGTTACCACCCATTGCCCGTTAGCGCAATGGATGGTATTATCATGCTTGCCTAACGGAGGTACCATGGCTATCAAGGCACTTCAAGATCACGTTATCGTAGAGCGAGAATCAGCCCATTCAGTCTTTGAGATCGTCGGTCACAAAGAGCACCGCGGTATCGTTGTTGCAGTAGGGCCGGGTAAGTACCGATCAGACCCCGAAACAGGCCGCGACTGGTTTTGCCCAATGACCGTCAATGCCGGAGACCGAGTGCTGTTCAGTCATCGGGCAGGAATGGAACAGGAGATCGAGGGCCGTAAACTCTTGGTCATGCACGAGGCCGACATCCTGTGCGTTCTGGAGGATGAAGCCTCCGTGGCCCTTGGAGAAGACTGGCGAGCCGAGAAAAGCCAACAGGTTGCCGCCTTCGATACTCGCGGAGGCAAGGCAGTGAGGGTCTAACCAGTGGGCCGACCAAGCAAGTATACCCAGGAGCTGGTAGACGAAATCTGCCTACGCCTCTCATCCGCCGAGCCTCTGGCAGTCATATGCCGTGATGCGCACATGCCGTCCCCGTCTACGGTATGGGAATGGATGCGCAAGGATCAGGAGGTATCCGAAGCCATCGCGCGTGCGCGTATAGAGGGCGAAGACGCCCTTGCGGCTCAATGCCTTGAGATTGCCGATGCGAAGCCGGAAAGGACCAGTCAGGGGTATATTGACTCTGGATCGGTGCAGCACGCAAAGCTGCGCATTGAGGCCCGCCTAAAGCTGCTGGCCAAGTGGAACCCCAAGAAATGGGGAGACAAGGTACAGCAGGAAATAAGCGGCCCTGACGGTCAGCCGCTCAAGGTTGACTCCAGCATCAAGATTGAGTTTGTAAGTGGGGACAGTTAAGTTTCCCGAAAAGCTGAGCTGCCTGTTCAAGCCAAGCCGCTATAAGGTACTGTACGGCGGCCGAGGCGGGGCCAAGTCGTGGGGAGTTGCAAGGGCCTTGCTGCTGATAGGCGCACAGCGGAAGGTCCGCATTCTCTGCGCCCGCGAAATACAGAAGTCCATGAGCGAGTCAGTCCACAAGCTACTATCTGATCAGATAGCAGACCTTGGGCTTTCTGACTTCTACAACGTCCAGAAGACACAGATTATCGGGGCGAACGGGACAGAGATTTACTTTGCTGGCCTGCGCCACAACGTGGACAATATAAAGTCCATGGAAGGGGTGGACTATGTGTGGGTTGAGGAAGCGCAGGCGGTTTCTAAGGCCTCGTGGGACGTCCTGATCCCAACTATCCGCAAACCCGGGAGCGAAATATGGGTGACCTTCAACCCTGACACCGAGCTTGACGATACCTACTCCAGGTTCGTGGCTAACCCCCCTACTGATTCCATCGTCGTAAAAATAGGATGGCAGGATAACCCATGGTTCCCCGATGTCCTGCGGCAGGAGATGGAAGACCTCAAGCGCCGAGACTTGGGCGCATACCTCAATGTGTGGGAAGGGCACTGTAAGACCATTGCCGATGGGGCGATCTACGCAAACGAACTGCGTCAGGCCCAGGCGGCCGGGCGTATCACAGAGGTTCCATATGACCCATCGTTGCCGGTACACACATTCTGGGACCTTGGCGTACTAGACCCGACGTCCGTGTGGTTCGCGCAGTACGTGGCAGGGGAGATCCGCGTTATTGACTATTACGAGGCGTCTGACGTAGGGCTTACTAGCCATGCTCAGGTGCTGCAAGGGAAATGCTACAACTACGGCAAGCACTATGCCCCTCACGACATACAGGTTAGGGACTTCACCACTGGCCGTACCAGACTAGAGGCGGCGGCAGGGCTAGGCATCCGGTTTGAGGTTGTCCCTCGCCAGTCCGTAGAAGACGGCATCCACGCCGCCAAGATGATGTTCCCCCGCTGCTGGTTCGATTCACATAGAACAAAAAGTGGTCTAAACTGCCTCAGTAATTACCGAAGGGCATATAACACAAGCCTTGGCGAGTACATGGCTACCCCTGTTCACGACTACACCAGTCATGCCGCGGACGCGTTCCGGTACATGGCGGTTAGCCTGACGGAAGAAAGGCCGAAGCCCAAGAAATTGGGCGGGATGAATAACCTTGGCGCAGGCGCCTGGATGGGATAATGAGCAAAAAGGCCGATGACGCGATCCTAGAGGAAGCCCGCAAGCGCATAAAGGCCTGCGCAGACGCTACGTCAGAGCAGCGGCAGGCAATGCTGAATGACCTGAAGTTCGCGGCCGGCGACCAATGGCCAGCGATCATCAGGGCCAACAGGGAAGACCCTACGCAGCAGGGCGGTCCGCGCCCATGCTTGACGGTCAACAAGCTCAGCCAGTACATCCATCAGGTAGTAAACGACTCCCGCCAAAACTCTCCGTCTATCCAGACACGTCCGGTTGATGACAAGGCCGACGCAGAGGTGTCCGAGATTTACAACGGTATCATCCGGCACATTCAAGACCAGTCGAACGCCGGCATTGCCTACGATACGGCCATTGATTTCTCTACACGCTGCGGCCTTGGATACTTCCGAGTGCTGACTGGCTGGCAGGAATACAACCCGATGATTCAGGACATCCTGATCCAGCGGATTGTTAACCCGTTCGCCGTGTATTTCGACCAGAACGCCATAGAGCCTGACGGTTCCGATGCCCGCTGGTGCGCTATCGTTGACGAAATCCCTCGTGACCAGTTCGTGGATGAGTACCCCGATGCCGAGCCTGCAGACGTTGACCCTGCCGGATTGGGCGACCAGCGCCAGGAGTGGTATCCGGAAGAGGGTAAGAAGGTTCGCGTTGCCGAGTACTTCCGCAAGGTTGAGCGGCCCGATACGCTTGTTCAATTGAGCGACGGAACGGTTGCGTACCTTTCCGACATCCCGAAGGCACTCCCTCCGACTATCACCGTCATGCGCCAGCGGAAGGCCGCTAAGTGCGTTGTCGAGTGGTACAAGATGAGCGGTCTTGCGATCCTTGAGCGGTCCGAGTTTCCGTCCAAGTGGATTCCTGTATTTCCGGTCATCGGTGAGGAATTGAACATCGGCGGGAAACGCATCCTGCACGGGCTTGTCCGCCCTGCCCGCGATGCCCAGATGATCTACAACTACATGCAGACGGCGGCGGTTGAGCGGGTTGCTCTCGCCCCTATCCCACCTGTTGTAGCTGCTGAAGGTCAGGTCGACGATTACGCCTCGGAATGGACCGGCGGATCAAACATCAAGGTGGCTCGCTATAAGCCTGTCACCATCGGCGGCATTGTTGCCCCCCCGCCGCAGCGCAGCCAAGCGCCAGACGTCCCGACCGGATTTCTAGCCATCGCGCAACGGGCAGAGGCGGACGTGCAGACCGCGCTTGGGATGTACAACGCGTCTCTTGGCGCCCCGTCTAACGAGCAGTCCGGCCGCGCGATCATGGCAAGGCAGAGGGAGGGCGATATTGCAACCTTACACTACATCGACAACCTCGCCCGCACCATACGGCACGCCGGCCGCGTCATCGTGGATATGATCCCGAAGATTTACGACACGCGCCGAGTCGCCCGCATTCTTGGCGAGGATGGGGAGCCACAAAGTGCCGTCATTGACCCCGATCAACCGGAAGCCATCAGGGAGTACCAAGACGAGATCGGCGAGATCCAGAAAATCTACAACCTTGGCGTCGGCACCTATGACGTAACCGTCGTAGTAGGCCCGTCCTATACGACCAAGCGCCAAGAGGCGGCCGAGTTCATGACCCAACTTGTACAGACTGTTCCGCAGCTGATGCCGGTGATTGGCGACCTGATGATAGGAAGCATGGACATTCCAGGCGCCGAGCGAATCGCCAAGCGCCTCAAGAAAATGCTTCCGCCAAACCTGAAGGAAGAGGGCGACGACGGCAACAAAGAAACGCCGGAAATGTCCGCACTCAAGCAACAGGTACAGGTGGTTATGCAGGCGGCAGAGCAGAAGATTGCCGCCCTGTCTCAGGAGCTTGAGGCATCTAAGTCTGGTGACCGGTACAAGGAAATAGAACTGCAACTGGCCGCCGAGAAACTGGCGCTTGACCGGTACAAGGCCGAACTTGATGCCGCTATGCAACAGGAGAGGATGGCCCACGAATCGCGGATGAAACTGGCGCTTACCGTCAACCAGAACAAACATGACATCGACATGGTAGAGGCCAAGGCCGAGGCCGACATTGCAACGGCCTTTGCCAAGTCAGGGGTGTCTGGCTCAGTTGACGTAGAGGTGGCTACCACTCCTGACGACGGCTTGCAAGGTGCAATTTAGTTATATAGACTGTAACTGCTTATAACTTACCGGCCAGTTTGACCGGGTAAAATCATGGTGACCCATGTCAGAAGTCGAACCCGTGGAAGCGACCGCCCAAGCCGAAGAGGCTGACAAGGTCGAAACGGAGCAATCCGGCACTGTTGCGGAACAGGACCAAAGTCCGCAGGCGACCGATACGCCGGTCGAAAAACCCGACGAGGCCCACAAAAAGCGGGCAGGAGTCGAGAAGCGTATCAGCGAGTTGACGGCAAAGCGACGGGAGGCGGAAGCCCGCGCAGAAGCAGCCGAACAACGCTTGGCGGAGGTTCTCAATAGTGGGGACGCCGGTGCAAAGGACGAGGCTCCTACCCTTGATGGGTTTGAGTCATACGACCAATACATCGACGCCCGTACCAAATGGGTAGCCCGTCAGGAGTTCAAGGCGCAGCAGCGAGAGTCCGCCGAGGCGAGCAAGAAAGCGGCTTACGGGCAGCGCGAGGAAGTTCTAAAGGCAGAATTCGCCGGCAAGGTGGAAGACGCCAGAACCAGGCTTCCAGATTTCGACGCTGTAGCGTTCAACCCCAATGTGCCGGTTACCGAGGCAATGCAGACTGCCATTCTGGAGTCTGACATGAGCGCCGACGTAGCCTACTACTTGGGAAAGAACCCGGAAGCGGCTCACAGGCTTACCGCAATGTCGCCCATGTCCGTGGCTCGTGAGATCGGCAGGATCGAGGCAATGATCCTTGCCAAACCTGTAACCGTAGCGGCCACCAAGGCACCTGACCCGATCACTCCGGTATCACAACGCGCACCGAGCGCCAAAAACCCGGATGAAATGACGGACAAGGAATACTTTGAGTGGCGGAAAGCCCAAAAACCACGAGGTAATTCGACATGAGCAATAGCATTCTCACTCCTACCGCGGTATCCCGCCGCGGGCTGGAATCGCTGCAAAACAACTTGGTTTTCACCAAGCAGATTAACCGCCAGTACGACTCGTCTTTCGCACAGGAAGGCGGCAAGATCGGAACGCAACTGAAGATTCGCCTGCCGAACCAGTACACCGTATCTACCGGCGCCTCTCTTGACGTCCAGGACACCACCGAAGAATCGGTAACCCTGACCGTTGCCACGCAGAAGCACGTCGACATCAACTTCTCGTCTGCAGAGCTGACGATGAGCATCGACGACTTCGGCGAGCGCATCCTCGACCCTGCCATGATTGAGCTGGCAGCGAACATCGACTATGCCGGCATGGGCCTGTACGCGGACATCTACCAGCAAGTAGGCGCCGCGGGTACTGTCCCGAACACCGCTCTGGTGTATCTGCAAGCCGGCCAAAAGCTGGACGAGTCTGCCGCCCCGGCAGGCATGCGCAAGGTCATCATTAACCCGGCCGCCAACGCTCAAACCGTTGACGCCCTGAAATCCCTGTTCGCACCTGGCGGCGCCATTTCCAGCCAGTACGAAAAGGGCCTGATGGGCCGCAATACCCTCGGCTTCGACTTCTACCAGTCGCAGTCGGTCAACGTGCATACCTGCGGTTCGCGCACCAACACGACCCCGATTGTCAACGGCACCGTAACCAGCGGTTCGTCCATTGTCGTGTCTGGCGCAGGCAACGCTGTCACCTATACCGTAGGTGACTCGTTCACGGTTGCTGATTGCTTCGCGGTCAACCCGCGCACCAAGCAGTCGACCGGTGCCCTGCAACAGTTCGTGGTGACCGCTGCCAATACGTCGTCCGGTGGCGGCGCTGTAACCCTCGCGGTTTCCCCGGAGATCGTCACCAGCGGCGCCCGCCAAAACGTGACCTCCAGCGGTGTCGTGAACGGCAAGGCGCTGACCTTCGTTGGCACGGCGTCCACCGGCTATGCGCAGAACATCGCTTTCCACCGCGATGCCTTCGCTCTGGTCACCGCTGACCTCGTGGTTCCGAAGGGCGTTGACTTCGCATACCGAGCAGTCAATGAAGGCATGTCGCTGCGTGTCGTGCGTCAGTACGACATCAACAACGACGTGTTCCCGTGCCGCATCGACCTCCTGCACGGCTTCAAGACGATCCGTCCGCAACTGGCCTGCCGTATCACGGCCTAAGCAAACGGGGGAGGAAACCCTCCCCCTAACCAAATCGAGAGGTAACAAACCATGGCGGCATATCAAGTTGGTAACGGCGGCCCTGACGGCATCATGGTCGGCCCGTCTGCTACCGAAAAGGTTGGTTTCTACGGCACTACGCCTGTCGATCAGCCGGCGACCATCGCCGACGCGACCGACGCGGCTACGGCTATCACCAAGTGCAACGCGGTGATTGCTGCGCTGAAGGAACTCGGCCTGATCGCAAGCGCCTGATGAAAGAGGCGGGCAGGCTGTTAATCGCTTCGCCCGCCTACTCCGGCACCTATTGCGCGGAGTATGTAGAGTCTTTGGTAGCAACTACCAAGGATTGCAGTGCGCACGGAATCAAGACGCTCTACAAGCAGGTAAACGGTGTTCATTGGGTCGATATTGCCCGCGACATGATCGCGCATATTTTCCTTCATACCGACTGCACGCATATGCTCCAGATAGACACCGACCTAGGGTGGTCCCCCGATGCTCCGCGTAGGATGATCGAGCGCGACCTGCCTATCATCGGTGGAGTTTACCCCTTCAGGGCCGATATTCAGGCGTTCACGTCGAATGCAAACGGGCTTCCTGGCGGATTCTTGATGGTCCGTAGGGACGTCATCGAAAATATGTCGGCCGGCCTGCCAAAGTATCGATGTGCGGCGTTGCCATGGGGAGAAATGCAGGTTGCCCCGCTGTTCACCAGGGAGATGCGGGACGACGGCTATACGGGCGAGGACTTTGCATTCTGCAAGCGTGCTAAGGCGGCAGGCTATGAGCTGGCCATAGAGCCTGACATAGAGTTTTCCCATGTTGGTACGAAGGCGTGGGCGGGCAACTTTGCTGCCATGCGCATTGGCTAATGGTACAATCGGTCGGAATGTGAACAGGTGATACCATGGCCACGGCACAACAGATCATTAATCAGTCGCTGCGCATCCTTGGGGTTATCGGGGCCGGAGAAACCGCCCCTGCCGAGGATTCGGCCGACGCGCTGACTGCGCTAAACAGCCTGCTGACGTCCCTGTCTACCCAGCGGCTTGCAATCTATGCGGAGGCGCTGGATAGCCTGACCCTTACCCCCGCACAGAAGGCCTATACCATCGGTACGAGCGGTTCGCCAGACTGGTCAACGGCCAGGCCGATCAAGGTATCTTCTGCCTTTCTTAGGGTAGGAAACAACGACTACCCGATACAGGTTATTGACCAGTCAACCTATGATGGGTACGTCGATAAGGACGTGCAGTCCGACATGCCAAACCGGATGTTCTACGACATGACGTACCCCAATGGAACGGTGTACCTGTACCCGTCTCCGTCGGCTGCCAATACGCTGTATATCCGCAGTATGAAACTGCTGGAGTCGTTTGCCACGCTGTCAGAAGCGGTAGACCTGCCCACCGGATACGACAGGATGCTTAAGTGGGCGCTTGCCCGCGAGTTGTCCGCCGAGTATGGGAAGCCGATTTCCCAAGACATTGAGCGCAACTACCTTGAATCGCTGGCGGATCTGAAGCGCATCAACGCACAGCCTATCTTTGGCAACCTGCTGGAGCTGACCGGCGGCGGCCGATATAACATCTACACCGACCAGGGGTCGTAAATGTCTCGCATTGGCATTGTCGGCCCAACCTACTCGCTCAATGATGTAGACGCCGCGGCCCAGCGGTGCATGAACCTGTTCCCGCAGGCGCTGGAGGTAGGCAACGAGCCTTCCCGCCTGATTCTCAGAGGGACGCCTGGCTTGTCCACGTTTGCGACGGTGAGCGCAGGAGAGCCTGTCCGCGCCATGTGCGACATCGGCAACGGCAAGATGCTGGTTGTCTGCGGTACTAGCGTGTATACGGTGACGACTGCTGGCGCAGTCGCGTCTATTGGTAGCGTGCTTACATCGCAAAGCATTGTTTCCACGGCCACGAATGGCCAAGAGATTATGATTGTTGATGGTCTCTACGGCTACTATTTCGACATTAGCACAGAAACACTGACGCAGATCACAGACCCTGATTTCCCCGGCGGCGATCGGGTGCGGTTTATCAGTGGGTACTTCGTCGTCAACGACCCGAATACGCAGGACATCTACATATCGGGCCTTTATGACCCGTCCACATGGTCTGCGCTTGACTTTGCAGCAGCTGAAGGAGATCCGGACAATGTTGTTTCGCTGGAAATGCTCAATAGCCAACTGTGGGTGCTTGGGCAAAGCACTATTGAGCCTTTCTACTTTTCCGGAGATGCGGACTTCCCGCTGACCCGCGTAGCCGGCGCCTTGATCGAAAAGGGCTGCGGGGCGGCGCACTCAGTGGCAAAGGTAGACAATTCTGTATTCTGGCTATCCGACCAGAGGGTGATATACCGGAGCCAAGGCTATCAGGCCATGCGTGTGTCTACGCACGCCATCGACGAAGCCATTGCCCGCTATGAGACGGTAAGCGATGCGGTAGGGTTTGGGTATGAGCAAGAGGGCCACGCCTTCTACGTTCTGACATTCCCGACGCAAGGAGCAACCTGGGTATTTGATGCTGCTGTCGGTATGTGGCACGAGCGCGGCGAGTGGAAAGAGGTAGAAACTGGCCTGTACGACTTCAGCCGCTGGCGGCCAAGCGCGCTCTGCTACTTCAGCAATGGCGTGTATTGCGGTGACTTTGAGAATGGCAAGGTCTATTCCCTTGACCTTGACTCGTACACCGACAACGGGTCGTCTATCGTCAGGATGCGGCGCACTCCGCATGCCCGCGTACCAAGCATGGACCGGCTGTATTTCAAGGGACTAACGGTTGTCATCACCACGGGCGTAAACGGAATGACGCCGGCTATCCCGATGCCAGAGCCGCAAGCCATGCTGCGCTGGTCAAACGACGGCGGCCGCACATGGTCTAACGAACTGTGGCGCTCACTCGGCCCGCAGGGTTCGTATGGAAAGCGGGTAGACTGGATGCGGCTTGGGATGGCGAGGTCTCGCGTCTTTGAGTTGCGGATCAGCGATGCGGCAAGAGTTTGCATCCTGGACGATGACCTTATAGTCGAGGCCGGTGGCAGTTAATGGCTATTGCCAGAATCCCCCCGCCTCTGAGCCATCCGATTCTCGGCCCTAACGGCCTTGTCACTGTCCCATGGGCAGAATACTTCCGCGCCATGGCGATAGGAGTAGACAACGCCGGCTACATGAGGCAATCGGTTTACGACCCATCAGGATCGGGGGTTGTTAACGATTCGTCTGCGCTGCAAGGTCAGTCAGGATCTTACTACTTGGCGTTAGAGAACGCCACGGGCCTTCTGCCTTATGGGCAAACGCAGTGGAACATCAGGCCAGTTACAGCCGATGCCACGGCGGCTGCCGGGGACTTCATTGATGTTGATTCAACCGGCGGAAACGTAGACGTGACGCTCCCTGACCCAGCATCAAACTATGGCGCGTCAGTGGCCGTCCGCCGGGCAGACGGCGGCGCCAACACTGTAGCCATGATTGGTGCGATCAATGGCGCATCATCGTTTTCGCTGACAGCGCAATACACAACCATCGTTGTGGTCAGCGTCGGCTATGAGTGGGCGATAGTATGAGTTATATCCCGGGAGGATCAGGAACGCCAGGCCCGCAAGGTGACCCCGGCCCCGCTGGACCAACTGGCCCCGCTGGCCCGGCAGGCCCTCAGGGTGACCCAGGGCCGGCAGGAGCAACAGGGGCAGCGGGAGCCACTGGCGCGCAGGGTCTACAAGGCCCGGCGAACTACTTCGTGCAGGCTCTCACGTCATCGCCGGCCGACGGGCAGACGTACTACTTCGGCCAGTTGCCGAAAGCCCTCGTAACCACGGCGAACATCAGCCGGGTGTACTTCCTGTCTGCCGGAACGATCAGGCGGGCTGGCATATACACCTATGCCGGAACCGCAGGGACTGGCGAAAACATTTCGATGTACATTCGCAAGAACAACACCACCGACTATTTGATTGGGACGCTGGGGGCGGCGACGAACGCGCGGGCATTCAGCAACACGTCGCTTGATATACCGATGTCGATTGGGGATTACGTAGAGATCAAGATGGTATGCCCGACATGGGCTACCAACCCGCTGACGTTCATTGCAGCGGGCTATTTGACGGCTGAATAGGCTAAAAACTAGCCTAGTTAGACTTTTTGGCTATATACTGAGCGCGATATTGCAGGGGGATTTAAATGGACCCGATCACCGGTACGCTTGCCACCGTGGCCTCGCTTGGCAACCTCGGCGGGTCTATCTATTCCGGCAAAAATCAGGCCAAGGCACAGCGAGAGGCTAACGACCTCCAGCGCCAAATCTACCAAGAGCAGGTAGCGGCGCAGGAGCCGTGGCGTCAGGCCGGCTTGGGCGCGCTCTCGGATCTTCGCTCCCTGATGTCTGACCCGTCTTCCATCGAGAACAGTGCAGCCTACCAGTTTCGTCTAGGCGAGGGGCAGAAGGCCCTAGAGCGCAACCTATCGGCCCGAGGCGGCATGCTTGGAGGTGGCGCTCTTAAGGAGCTGACTCGCTACGGCCAGGGGATGGCATCAGACGAATTCACCAACCAGTTTAACCGACTGGCATCCATCGCTGGCCTTGGCCAGTCCGCGACTAACACCATCGGTTCCTACGCTGGGAATTATGGTAACAACGCGGCAGAGGGTTTGACCGCTCTCGGTAACATCAAGGCGTCGTCGTACCTTGGCGGTGCAAGCGCGCTGTCCAGCGGCATTGGCGATTACATGAATTACAACTTGATGCGCGACGTGTACGGAGTTGACAGCCCGCAGCCGCAGCGTTCCAGCGGCATGCAAAGCCCGATGGCGTGGGAAGGATGGGGGGGCAAATAATGCCTATCGACTACACCATCCCTGCAAAGATCGGCCAACTCCGAACCGGGGTGATTGATCCTTTTACCCTTGCTAACCTGCGCGAACAGGTAGCGGCTCGCCGCGCGCAAGGCGAGAGGGCGGCCGCCGAGTACGACCAGCAAAACACATTGCGCCGGCTGCTCCCGCAAACGGTTGCAAGGGAAGAGGATGGAAGCGTTTCGGTTGTTCCTTATGCGGCACGCGCTTACCTTCAGGCTGGCGGTTCCGCCAATGACCTAAAGGCTCTGGTAAGTGCATATAGCGGGCAGCAGGAATTGCCGCAATGGACGCGACCTGTAGAAGTGCCGACCGTGAAGGATGGAGTAGAAGGAACACTCCTTATAAGCCCGGCCGGCCGCGAGTTTATTGCTGGGAAGCCTTCCGTTCCTAAAGCGAAGCCTCAGCAAAAGGCTCCGGCTGGGTACAGGTTCAAGTCTGACGGGACGCTAGAGGCAATTCCTGGCGGCCCTGCAATGGGCGGTGGCGCTAAGGCTCCGACAGAAAGCCAGCAGAAGTATTCCCTCTATGCGCAAACACTGTCGGACGCGTTGCCGCCATTGGAATCGCTGTATTCTGCCGGTTATCGCCCGTCAGCGGCAGCGATGAAGCTGATTGCCATGGACCCTACCGCGTGGACGACTAGCGGGCTTATGTCTGGAATGAGTCCACAAGATCTGGAGTGGGTTAGCATTGTCAACAATGTTGCCGACTCTATCGTGCGCCCTCGCTCTGGGGCGGCGATTACTGCTGGCGACGTAGCCAACACGATTTCTGGTTATATCCCGCTGCCAAGCGAGAACACAACCACCCGTCAGCGGAAAATGGCCAACCTGAAGAAGCAGCAGGAGTACCTCTCTAATATCGCCGCCGGCAGGACTGCAAGTAATTCCGGTCCTGGAGAAATCACGATAGGGTCTGAAATGGTGAACCCGCCTAAAAAAGACGCCCCTAAAGTCGACCTCCGCAAACTGATCCCACGGTGACGCATGGAAAGCATTCAGTCTGAGAGGGTCAAGGGCGTACAGGCCGCGCTAAAGATGGGCGTGCCGAAGGCTGATATTGCCGATCACTTGGCAAGGCTGCAAGGCGTCGACATTGGCGCGGCTCGTTCTGCTGGCGCAACAGACGACGACATCATCGCAGAACTGGTTACCGTCCCCGGAAAGCCGGTAGACCCGTATGCCTCTGCGCTGGAAAAGACTCCGGCAGGTAAGCGCGGACTTGTAAATATCGGCGCAGGGATGAAAAGCCTTGTCACAGGTGCGCGCCAGATTGTAAGCACGTCTACCCAGGGCGATGCAAACGACATCGCGGCCTCGGAATACCTCCAGACGCAGCCGGGCGGAACTATTGGGCGCATAGTCGGGCAGTCTATTCCCTTTGCCGCAGTCCCCGCAGGTCTGGCAGGTCAGGCCGTTGGGCGGGCCTTGCAAGGCGCCGGAATGGCCGGCAGGGCGCTTCCAGGCGCTGGTCAAATTGTCAGGGCTGGAACTGCCGTAGCCGCCTCTCCAATGACAGACGCCGCAATCGTAGGCGCCGGCACTGGCGCTCTGATACCCGCGTCGTCATCAGGCGAGAGGGCGACCAACATCGCAGTAGGATCTGCTGTTGGTCCTGCCGCCGGTATTGTTGCTCGCGGAATCGGTGGGGTGGCCGAAATCGTCAGGGCCGGGCTCAAGCCGGAGCAGGTAGCCGCCAAGGGATTGATCGCTGCCGCCACCGATCCTGCTCAGCTTCGCGCAATGCAGGGGGCCGGGGAGATTGTCAAGGGGTCTGTCCCGACTACGGCGGCAATGACCGGGGACGCTGGACTTCTCGCCATGGAACGCGCAATGCGGTCCAGCAATGTTGGCCAGTTTGCCCCGATTGACGAAGTCGCCGCAATGGCTCGGCGCGAGGCGCTGGCCTCTATTGCGAAGACACCGGAGGCCCTGGCTCAGGCGCGTGCAGCCCGCCAAGCAAATGAGGCGATTTTCTATAGTCAAAGCCTCCCGCAGGTGAGCGTTACTCCTGACGCAGAACTGGTATCGTTCCTCAAGACAGACGCTGGGAAAGAAGCCGTAAGGTCCGCGCAGAAGATCGCCTCTAATATGCGCATGCCGTTTGCCGCTGGCGGGAAGTTTAGCGGGACAGACCTGCAACTGATCAAGATGGGTTTTGACGACGCCGCCCAAAAGGCAGCATCAAAAATGACCCCCAGTGGCCAGAATATGGCGCGATCTGTAGACGATCTGCGTAAGCAGTTTGTCGCGCACCTTGATGCAACCATCCCGGGCTATCAGTCCGCGCGGCAGCAGTACGCTGCGGCGTCTCAGCCAATCCGTGAAATGGAGGCAGGACAGCAGGTACAAGAGGCTGTCCAGCGGTCTGGCGGAAGGGTTGCGACAGGCGTAGAGGCTCCGTCCGCTATGCAGTTTGAGCGTGCGGTACGAGCGGCAGACGCTGGCGATTACGGCAGCAACTTCTCGCCAGAGGCAAAATCGGTACTAGACGCTATCGCCGCAGACCTTCGGCGTAGTGAACTGGTCAACGCCAAAAATGTCCGTGGGCTTGGGTCAGATACATACCAGAAATTTGCCAGCCAAAACGTGGCTTCTAAGGTGCTGGGAGGGAATACGGAACTTGCACGAAGGGTGCAAAACCTCCCAATGTTCGCCGGCCGGAACGACGAAGTATCGCAAATGATGGTGCGGGCAATAGCAGACCCAAAATACGCGAAGTACATCATTAGCCAACTGCCGACGGCCAAAGATCAATCGGCTATGATGTCGCTTATCCGTGGGGCCGCCAAGTCTGCGGCAATCTCGGGCGGGACATCCGCCGCAGCGCAGGTGAGGAATTAAAAATGGCACAGGTAGTCTACAACCCGAAGTTCCAGGCTCTCGACGATACCGGCGCCCCCCTTGCCGGCGGGAAGCTCTATACCTATGCCTCCGGCACAAGCACCCCGAAGACGACGTGGGCAGACGCTGGCGAGGTTACGCCAAACGCAAACCCCGTAGTGCTGGATTCTCGTGGAGAGGCTACGCTGTACGGCAATGGCTCTTACAAGTTCATCCTGAAGACGTCGTCCGATGTAACGGTATGGACTGTTGACAGCATCGCCATTGGCGGGACTGTGGTTACCGCCGATATTGCAGACCTTGCCGTCACGACTGCGAAACTGGCGGCCAACGTGCTTTCTGCGGACAGCACTGGTCGCGGGAAGATGCAAGACGGGTTCGTCACTTCGGCCAAACTCGATACGTCAGGAGTTACGCTCCCTGACGGTTCAGCCGCAACCACGAAGACGACCGGGAACAACACGACTGCCGTAGCAACTACCGCATTTGTCCAGCAGGAGATTACTGCCGGGAAGAAGGTGCGGAAGGTAAGCACAACGGTTGTAACAGCCACGCAGAGCGTATCTGCCAGCATTCCGGCAGACGGCACGATCCCTCAGAACACCGAGGGTACGGAAGTTTTTTCCGTCGCCTTTACCCCTGTCGCCGCCGATTCGATCATTGTTGTTGAGGCGATGATGTACGCCACCAGCGCGAACAACATCACTGTTGCAGCAATGTTCAAAGATTCAGGCGCGGATGCTGTTGTCGGGAACATCGTAGGAAGTGCTGACTTCAACAGCCCGCCTCCCGTGCCATTGGTCTACAAGGAGACCTCTGGCAGCACGTCATCTCGCACATACAAGGTAAGGGTTGGCGCGTCAGCAGGTGGCTATAACGTGTACGTCAACAGGGGGCCTGCCGCGGCATCACCCCTTGGCTCCGGTATTATTGCTTCAACCCTCATAATCACCGAATACGCGCCGTAAGGAGAACATCATGGCAAACGTAGTATGGGTAGACGTGACAGTCCGTAGCGGCGCTGCGGTTTCCGACTTTGTGACGATTCCTGGCAAAGGAATTGACGGTGAATTTGCCGTCTGCGCAGTCGCATTGCCGGCGGATATTGACGGCACGTCCGCGGGGATCGAATGGTCGTTTGACGGTACTACCGTTTACGCCCCGCTGTCATCGGCTGGTGATTCGCTGACGTTCACAATCGCAGACGCCGCCGCAAGCAAGAATGGCCTTGTGATGCTTGATCCTGTCAACTTCAGCATCACGCTTCCATACTTCCGCATGTTCATGGGCTCAAGCGCAACTGCGGACCGTACCTACAAGGTCGGCTTCCGCAAGGTGTAACCGATGAGCCTACTTTTCGGGCCTCTGTGTACGCACGGGAACGGCAACGGCGCCGGGTTTGCGACGTGGAACCCGCTTGATAGTGGGGTCGACAACGCCTTTTCAAATGGTGACCTTACCGTCACCCATGGCGCCGGCCTTGGCTGGCGAGTTACGCGGAGCACGGTTGGAGTTTCGTCTGGCAAATGGTATTGGGAAGTCACGAAGACGGCAGGAGGCGGCGCTACTGACTGCATCGTCGGGGTGGCTACTGCTTCCGCAAACCTGAACAGTTACTGCGGATCAGACGCATACGCATACGGATATCTCGATTACAACGGGAACCGGTATCACTCTGGCTCTGGCACCGCATATGGCTCAACCTTTGCGACCGGCGACGTGATTGGCGTTGCGCTTAATCTTGTCGACATGGAGCTAGAATTCTTCCTTATGGCCGGCGGTGTTGGACCGGGTGTCTCGCAAGGCGTCATCGACATTTCCGACCTTTCCGGTCCTATTTTTGCCGCTGTATCTGGCTATGCAGCAGGCGATGCTGCAACTGCAAATTTCGGCGCGTCTCCGTTCGTTGGCACGGTGCCGACGGGCTTCAATGAGGGCTTGGAAGGATGACCGGCACCATTTCGTTTGACCTGACGACCGACGACGGAACGCACATCACCGGCACGGCATCGGTGACCAGCATGACCGTCACTGCACCGCAAGACACGGTGGGTGGCGACGGCGAAGATACGCAGGGCGGCGGCGGTCAGGGTGAAACGCCGCCAGCGACGACGGTGGCGGAAACCTTCCTTGCCACCAGCAAGGGTGACTTCTGGGATACGGCCAACCCTGCGCGGTGCTTTTCCGAGGAAACGGCGACCATCCCCGCGTATCAGGACAGCCCGTGCTCTGTCGTCAAAGGCGAGCGAAATGCGCACACGCTGCGCAACGGTGGCGCCGTCATAACGATGCCGACCTATGACGCAGCAGATGGCGCAATCCGCTTTAACGGGACGATTGCCGACAAGTGCAGCGATATGTACCCGGCCATGAATGTCCCGCTATCGTCAACCTTCACGCTCATCACCATGGCAAAGGTTGTCCGCGGCTACTGGCGTGCGGTGATGGTTGACCACTCGCAGCAACTTGGCGGGGAAAACCACTACCCGGTATGGTTCGACCTGCGCGTCTCGCAGACGCAGGCAGCGGGCTGGGTGCAGGATCACCAGTACAAGCAGCCGAACAGCACGATTCCGTGGCTGTCTGGCATCGGCGGCTGCGGCACCGGATGGACGCTGCTGGAGATGTGGCGGGAAGTCGATGGCGGCCCGGCATACATCAAGATCAACGGCCAGACCGCGACGGTTACTCCTGGCGAGATCGTTGGCAACGCTGACGTGCGCATCTTCGAGGACGAAAACGCGAACGACCACGACTTCAGCGTCCGCCGTCCGTACCTGATTGACCGCTGCCTGTCGCCGGCAGAGCGCGAGATCGTTGCGGCATGGGTATCCGGTCAGCCAGAGGTCGTGCAGCCGCCGGCCGGCGGCGTTACGTTTGACCCTGCCAACAACGGCGGCCTGATTCTGAGCAACGGCAACCTGACAGCCGAGCAGAACGCCTCCACGTGGGTCAGCGTCAAGGGCACATCGTCGGTCTCTAGCGGCATTCACTCCTACACCGCGCACATCGACGCCGCTCCGCATGTCATCGTCGGAATTGGCAACGCTGCGGCGCCAATTGGTAACGGGTTGTTCTGCGGATACAACAACGACGCGTGTGGCTACTACCTGACCGATGGCGCAATGCTCCCGGGCTGGGCGCCTGTCGGGACAAGCGGCGCAGGTGTCACGGTCAAGATCACGGTCAATGCCAACGCCCGCACCATGGAAGTCCGCGTTGATGGTGTGCTCAAGACAACCCACGACATCAGCCATGTTGCCGGCGCCATCTTCCCGATGGTGAGCCTGCACAGCGCGCCTGGCGTGACCTGTGATTTCTCCGAGTGGGGTGCGTGATGGCGGCGGCAGAGCTTCAGGTAGTGTGGGAGCGCATCGACACCATGCGCGGGGAGCACGAGGCTCTGCACAGGGATGTGATCGCATTGGACGCTGGAGTTAAGGCTCTGTCGACGAAGGTAGACGACAACCGGCTAGTCCGTGATGCCCAGCACGCGGAGATCCTCGCAGCCATCAAGTCTCTGCAAGAGGCGGAAAGCGAGCGGTCTGGCATGGCGAAGTTGGGCCGTGGTGTGGCTACGGTTATAGGTGCTGCCGCTGCGCTTGCTGGTTTGGCGTTCGCTTTCCTTGGGGGTCATCCGAAATGATGCTGTCCCCGCACTTCTCGCTTGCCGAACTGAAACACAGTCAGGAAGCCACCCGCAAGGGTTTGGACAATACGCCAAGCGAGGCAGCGACGGAAAACCTTCGCAGGCTTTCGGAGCGGCTGGAGCAGGTTCGCTCTGTGCTTGGAAAGCCAGTCACGATCAGTAGCGGATATCGTTCGCCAGAAGTGAATGAGGCTATCGGCGGCGCTCCCAAAAGCGAGCACTGCGACGGTAGAGCGGCAGACATAATCTGCCCGGCCTACGGTAGCCCCTACCAAGTGGCACAGGCCATCTATGCCGCCGGTATTGAGTTTAACCAGTTGATTCTAGAATATGGTGCATGGGTCCATATCAGCATACCAAAGTGCGGACATGGGCCTAAAATGGAAACGCTTACCTATCGCAAAGGCATGGCAACTGTCAGGGGGCTGGTATCGTGAAACACATCATCAAGCGTTTGAAGTCGAAAACCTATGTTGTCAACATCATTGCCGGCATCGGTGCAGTTGCCGCTGCAAATGCCGGGGTGCTTGGCATTACCCCGCAGGGCGTTGTTGCGTTGGCGGTGGTAAACCTGGTTCTGCGTGAACTCACGACCAAGCC